GAACAAGTTTCTAGGGCTTTTTTAATGTGGCGGAGAGAGTGGGATTCGAACCCACATGATAAATTTGTAAATATGTTGCGGCACTAGCAATTTTTAATTTTCATTTCCCGTGTCATTGCCAATTTTGCGGTTTTTCATTGCCTCTGGCGTGAAATAATCCGTGAACTCTTTCGAGCGTTTGGCAATATCCCGTTCCGCTAAGTGCGTGTAAATTTTGCGCATCGTCCCTAAGTCTTTCCATCCGCCTATGTCCGCCGCCATCATTTCCGGGATTCCCATATGGTAGGCCAGCGAGGCGAAGCTGTGCCGCAATCCGTGCATCCCCACCTCTGGCAAGTTGTTTTCCCGGCATATTTTGTTGATGCGATTGAATAGCGTACATGTCGCGGCGTTTACAACAAATTCCGTATCTTTCGGCGCGGCCGTAAGTGCATCGTAAAGCGGTGGAATCATAGGCACGGGGCGACGGGATTTTTTCGTTTTGTTCTGCGGCTTGAGCTTCAGCCCGTCTTCACCACGGACTTTTGCGCCACGAACATAAATTGCCCTGTTTGCAAAATCGATATTCTCCCACGTCAGAGCCAACATTTCAGAGCGGCGTAAACTGGATAAGCAAAGCAGTGCCGGGATTTCCACCGGATCACCTTTTACGGCCTCAACGAAAATATCAATCTGGTCAGGCTCTAGGAATGGCCGCTCGTTGTCCTCTTTCTCGAAAAGAACGACTTTCGGCTGCTTCCCGGTTTCTTTTTTGATTGCCGCCGACATTAGCCCCCACGCATTCTTGATGTACTTCGGCGATCTGCCCATTTTCTTTTCATCGTCTATAGCGGACTGCCATCGTGCGTCCGGCGTGGTGTAGATATTGTATGCCATCGCCCGCTGAAAGGTATTATCCCGATATCTGATATAGCCGTATACCGTAGACGGTGAGCGACGCCCACGGCGGACTAAATCACGGGTATTCTCTATGTATGCGTCTACTGCTTCGCCTAGCGTAAGCCGCCCCTGTGGCCGCTCCTGAGCTTCCAGAATGCCGTTTTTGATTGCAAGGTATTCTGATAGGCACTCATCATAAGTATCGCGTGTAATGGACGTGCGCCGCCCATCCAAGTATACACGGGTATGCCACGCGCCGGAGGGAAGCTGCTCTATTTTTGGCAGCTTTATTTCCGGCTCATTCTTTCTTTTTGCCATAAGGAATCCCCCTTTACATGCGGTTAGAAAAAATGGCAGACCGCCGAAACGGTCTGCCACTGTTTTTGAGAACTAGGTGGGGCGACGCTCCCACATCTCCTAACAAGGGCGACGGCTGCCCGTTCCGTCTTCTAGTCCTTTCTGCTTTTGAGCAACGCGGCCTTGGTTTCGATAATATTTAACGGACTATGTAGAACCCCACGTTCAACCATGTTCAAGTAGGCAAGCGCTTTTACACGGATGTTTTTCTTTATATTTTTGTTTTCCAAAACATAAGGCACATTGTTGATATTGTATGGGCGTAGTACATGTTCCGGGAGGACGGGGAACATATCGCAGATAATAAAAGCCCTGTCTTTTCCGTATATCGGCGCTATGAGGTAATGCACGCAGTTTCCGGAGCCGTGCCGCCTCTCACTTTCATATATCAGCCGCTTGTATTTATCTACGTTGGTACTCATTGGAACCATCCATAGGACACCGGATTTGTCCGCCATAGCGTAGTAGTGGGGGCGGCTCTCCTGCTTATTCTTCATATAGCGGTTGTTCCCGTATTTTTCAAAGAAAGCATCACGGATTATGTATATTCCGGAGTCCTGTATCTCTGTCATTTGTTATCCCCCAAAAAAGAATGCCGAACCGGCATGGCGGCCAGTCCGGCATTTTCAGGCCGGAGTTTTGTATCCCGCTCCCGGCAAGCGGCAGTCTTACAACAAGCCGAAGTCTTATATCCCGCTCTCGGCAGGCGGCAAATTAGGGCGGACGATGAACGTCGTCTATATAGCGTAGGTGGTTATCCTACGTCTATATTGTACCCCGAGAAATGGAAAATAGCAATAGACAGATTGACCAAAAACGGAAAAATATTTCCGACAATCGTAAAAATTTATCTTACCTCTGAATCCATCCGGTTCCCGGGTGCATGATATCGAAGATGAGCCAGCCTACTAGGAAGATTACCAGCACCGCAATGGAAATGCCCATAATCAGAATCACCCGCCGATTCTGGCGGTTGAGAATGCTGTAGTGCGTTTGCAGCTGCATGGTGTGCCGCCTGTAGTCCTCGCTCTGGCGGATGATCGTTGCCTGAAGATATTCCACATATTCCTCCATGGACTGGCCGGGGGCAGGTAGCACAGGGTGTTCCTCCGGGGTGTACTGCACGGCGGCCTCAATGCTCTGCACAAGCCTTGCCGTCGGCTCCGTCGCACCATTCAGGGCACGGCAGATCGTGGCCTTGGATACGCCGCAGGTTTCTGCCAACTCCTGCTGGGACATGCCCCGCTCCTTCCGCAGGGCTTCCAATTCTGATAAATGCTCGGAAATATTCATAAAACCGCCTCCAAAAACGGAATGTTTCACATATGGAACGATTGTTGCGAAAATGGAACGGGAATTTCACATCTGGGGCTTTACGAAACGCCTGTGCGGGGTGTATGGTGGTATTGCAACCGGCAAGGGACACACGTCGTTACCGGCGGCAAGCCCCGTCACCTTGTGGCACGGGTGGCGGGGCAATTCAAAAATTTTTTTGAAAACCCCTAATTAGTCCGTTTTATTGGACAGATAGTATGTTATAACTAGCGCACAAGCAGAACAAGCGTTCGATAATGATAAAAAGTAAAGGAGAGGTAGAAATGACAGCGGACGAAAAGGGCTTTATCAGCGTTTACCGGACATTAACAGATGAAAACAAACGGAGGCTTCTGTGCTTCTTTTCCGATCTGCTGTCCAAACGGCCACCACTTGATAAAACCGCAGATTGTGGTATAATAAGTGATGAAACCAACGAAAAACCAACTGTGGAGGTGTAAAAAATGTGTAAGCCAGTAACTTCTATGGAACTTGAGTTAACCAAAGAGCAGGGGGAAAAGCTATTCCATCCAACGATGAAAAAGAGCACCGTAGAAAAGCTCGACCCGGAGGCATTGGAGTTTTCAGCATGGATTCTGCACGATCTGGGCTGGCTCACGCAGCAGGGAATGCTGGAAGAAGCCATGAGCCGAATCAAATGGTACGCAGAGCTTAACCAGGAAGCATTCCTCAAGGCCTGTTCCAATGGATTGACGGTGATCCTGAATGCTCTTCGGTAAACCTGGCCTGAGCAGCTTTCCGGCAGGCCTCACATTCCGGGGAGCTGCTCCACTGACCGTTGCAGCCAGTAAAGGAAGCAACAAACACTTCTTCCCACAGCGTGGAGCGAATAAAGACATTTTCGGGTCTGCCGGTAATCGGGCAGTCTACCTGATAGGTTGTTTCCTTCATACCCATAATTATTCTCCTTCTTTTTGCATTTCTTTCAGTGTAAGCGCGTAAGCGTACCACGCCCCTTTTTCCTCAGTAGACAAAGAACGGTACATCCGAAGAATATTTTCCTCCCCGATGTCATTAGGCATCGGGGCTTTTTCTGTTTCGCCAGGAGTTTTTGATGGTTCTTCGCCAAGCAATTCAGAGACGGGGAGACCGAAATACTTGCTTAGTTTTCCGATTACATCCGGAGAAGGGATCTCCGTATTGTTTGTTTTCCACTTTGTTACAAGGGATTTGCTAATCCCCGCTTCTAGGGCGCCGCGGCTTACGGACACACCCTTTTGTTTACACAGATATGCAAACCTGTCATAGAACACAATATCACCTCTGTTATTTTGTGCATAACGACAAAGTTCACAAAATTCAACTAAACCCCTTGACAAGGTGAAAAACGTAAACTATAATGGGGTCATGAGTTGAAAACGGTGAACACATATGCGTCATATTTGTTGGCGCTTTTATGATAGCATATAAGTTCACATTTTTCAACAATTATTGAGGGAAGGAAGTGGAAAATGTTGCCTAAAAATTGGACGGGAGATTTGGTCGGTTTGATGCATGTGCATAAAATTTCCAAGAAACAGCTCGCCGATCATATCGGTGTAACGCGGGAATATGTCAGTTTAGTCCTGAATGGACACAGGGAACCGAAGGGGGCAGAGGAACAGTTCAAAACCGCTGTTAACGAGATCATTTCCAATGCGTCCTCGTCTTAGCGGAAGGTGAATCTTAATGGGACAAGCCTGGGAGGGGGTGAGAGAATGACAATGGAAGAAGTGATTGCAAAAGTTGAGCAGGACAGTCAGCCGGAAAAAGTTTTGATAAGCATTCCGGAAGACAAGCGAAAGAGAATCCCGGACGAAATTTGCAAGATTCTAATGGGAAACGGCCTTTCGCTCCAACAAGCAGAAATGTTGCTGGCCATTGCGAAAAGCCGTCTCCGAAAGGCGATTATTTAATTTTCGCTGGCTCCAAACAAATCGTGCATCATACCATAGCTTTTTACTCGCACGGTAAACAAAGATCCGTTTGGGGCTGTTCCGGTATCCGTTTCAATACATTCCGGAACGTTTCCCAGCGCAATGACCCCGGCTTTCAGCTGCGCATAGACGTCAACCGGAAACGCCTGCCCGCAATTCGGGCATTCCATTGATGGCCGGTTTTTGAAAGCCTCTGGACGCAACTCGAAAGAACACTTGCATTTCTCGCACGATATCAAAACTTTGAAATCCATAAACGTGCCTCCTTATTTGTACTCGGCCATCCGACCGGTATGAACATTATAAGCGGGTGCGCCGGATAAATCAACAGGAGGTGAGCAGCAACGGCGTACATTTTAATCAGCTTTTTCGCGTTCTTGCTTGTCGCCCGGTGCGGCATGATCGTCGGGGAACTGGTATTCAGCATGGAAGAACCAAAAGGAAAAATCAGTAAAGGAGGAAATGAAAATGCCTGATGAAATCAAACGGTGCGCAGAGAGCGCGGCAAAGGCTCTGAACAGCATCCCGGTGGACAAGCGGGAAATTGCCGCAAGGCTGGCCGAAACCTACGCCGCCGGTCTGGCCGTGGGTATGGAGCTGGCCGAGGCCGACAAGCCCAAGGACAAGGAGGGAGCTTAAATGCCTAGTAGCAAACCAGATAACGGGAGGTGAGAAGAATGGAACCTATCGAAATAGCATCGCTTGGCCTGGGCATTGCCAGCGTCATTCTAGGTACTCTAACAGCGATACAAAACATCCGCAACTCTCTGGGAGAGCAAGAGTCCTGGAAACAACGCGGCCGCGAGATGTTCCGAGAACCACCTTGCAAGGGTCACCGGACACCGGAAGGACATGTTCCGTCCGAAGAAGAACGCGCGATGATCCGAGCGGGGCAATATACAGGGGGAGAATCACGGTGTTGATAATTGGCCTTTTATTCAGCTCCGGGTGGGTATAAGTGTACAGTGTTGTTGACTGTTCTCCAAAAGGAACGCCGTTGATCTCACCGCGTGTGACGGAAATTCCAATCTGGGATTTGTTTGTAAACTCGACTAGCATAACCGTGAATTTGGCCTCATTGTAGATTTGCTTGACCGAAATACAGAGCCGTTTGTGATTGGCAATCAGGCTCTTTACAAAATTGTAAATCGACAGTGCAAAGCCAACGACCGCTATCCAGAACGTAATACAATTCGCAATTGACACAAAATCGCCTCTTCCTGTGCTTTTCCACCAGAATAGCACAGTGAAGGACAATATGCAATAAAAAAGACGTGAATAAACGAATTACGGATTATATGAGAGGAGGTGCAGACAATGCCAAGAATCCGGCAGTATGCCGAGCGCTACGCAGTGGAGGATTTCTGGAAGGAAATCGACCGCTGCTGTCCCCTGGCGGGGATTCAGAGCAACAACGCTGTAGCGCTGGAAGAAAAAACCGGGGTAGACCATCAGACCCTTCGGAATTACCGGAAGGGCAAAACCGAAATGCGGGTAAGCGTCCTGAAAAAGCTGGTTACCACCCTCCACCCCAACCCGGCGGTGATTCTGAAAACCCTGGGGTACTCTGAGAAGGAGATACGGGCGTTTGCAAGGGAATGGCAGTGATTTGAAATCTACGGCAGAATGCCGAAATTGAAAGGAGTTATTTATGGCGTACAAAGTTGGGGATAAGGTGCGGATCGTGAGCAAGAGGCCGCAGAAGAACTGGAACCCTTATATGGACAAGTATCTGGGAAAGACCATGACGATCATAAAATCCGGAATCAACAATAGCGGAGTTTACTATTGCATGGAGGAGGATCGCAACGATTTTCTTGGGCATTGGTGCTGGTACGAAAACATGATTTCCGGCCTTGCCGAGCCTGGGCGGGAACCCTGCACCGTGGAACTCCGCTTTGACGGGATGATTACCACGGCCGTCTTGAAACGGGGCGGGCGGGACGTAAAGACCGCAGAAGCCCGGTGCAATCCGAAGGATACCTACAGCAGAGCGGAGGGCGCAAGGGTCGCCGTTGAGCGGCTGTTTGAGAAGAAGCGCAAGGAGGACAAGCCAAAGGAGAGCAAGCCGAAGATGTGGGACAAGTTCGTTGTCGCGAAAGAGGACGGTAAGTATGGTCATCTCTTCAATACCGGTGAAATCGTAACGTTGCTAAAGGCCCTCAAGAACGGAAATTTAAGGCTTGTTAATGAAGCGGGCTTAGTTCAACTGCTTCCCCCGAGTGAGGTTCGCCCCTACAAGGAGAAATCCAAATGATGCCAAGATGAAGGGAGATTGAAAGTGATGAAAAAGCGGCTTGCAAAGAAGCGCGCAAAGGCATTTCTGGAAGGCCGGATGGCGTACCCAAAAATTGAGGATACGTTCCTCTATAGCACCGATGGTGACTACTGCGTAAAGGTGGTTGCCGTGATGCCGGAACCTGTTCGGCGGGAGGTTTACGCCTACGCCCGCCGTGCTGGGTGGGATGGCAACCACTGGGACGCGCCGGATGTGCTGAGCACTTTGTATCCGGATGAGGCGGCAAAATGATGCCGAACGAGGTTGCCCAGCTTCGCACCATGGCGGAGATATTCCGCCGCTTGCGGGAGGAAAACGTCAAGTTGCGGGAATCCTTGGGCATGGAAACGGAGGAAAGCAAGGCGTTCGACGATGAGAACGCGGAGCTTTTTGCCGTAGTCCACCGAAATCATGCGGTCAGGGGGTGATGATATGGCAAGCAGGAATAAACCCATGGATGCTCGGTGGGAGCCGGTGCCGGAGAACCGGAAGCCGTTCAGTATCAGGGAATGCGTTTTCCGTGTTTGCCCCTATGCGGGGCTGAATCTGGTGCTTTTCTGGTGGCAACAGGCTGATTTGCTGGCAGACGAGGCGGCAGTTCCCGCAATGTGGGTGTGCGCTATCCTGATGGGTGCCGGTATCGGACGTTGCATCAGAGGGCGATAAAAAGCCGCCCCCGATGTTACAGCACCGGGGACGGCAAGCGATATAAAAATCTCTTCCATTTACACAGTATATCAAATAAAGAAAGGAAAGTCAATGGACGTTTTTGATAGCATAGAGCCGTGGCGACAGGCTGAACAGTTGGCGGCGGATGCCGACTTTCGGGAAGCGGCACTCCCGAAGTGTGCCAGGTGCGGATATCCCATCACAGGCAGCAAACTGGTATATATCCCGGCGCATGATGAGTTCTACTGCCTGGATTGCATCGATTCCATGACGGAGTTCAACGAGGAAGCGGAGGTGGAGGAATAATGGAGGACGGAATCATCATCAGCGAATCGGAAAGATTCGAGGATATCTACATTAGGCCGTACAATCGGGTCAATGTTCCGGCTGTCAGTTTCTCGAATGGTAAGAGGCGCACTGCCTACATTAACGCCCTTGCTACAAAGTTTTGGAACGGCGAAAACACTGTTGGGATAAAAGTAAGCAAGAACTACGTCGTTTTTATTCCACAAAAAATTGGTAGAACATTAAAAATCAACAAAGTTAGTACAGGCTTTTATATCAGCGCAGGTAGCTTAGGCGGAATTGTTCCCCCCGGGGCAAAATACCGGGCATATCCGTACAAAGGCGGTATCGCTATAAAACGGTTTGAGCCGTTGCAGGAGGATGAAGAATGATACGGAAAATTCCAACCGCGACCATGAGCAAAGAGGAATGGACAGCGCTTCGCTCTACCACCATTGGTGGTTCGGATGCCGCCGCCATTCTGGGGCTGAACCCCTACAAGTCACCGTATGCCCTGTGGGCGGAGAAAACCGGGAAGGTCATCCCGGAGGATATTTCCCAGAAAGAGGCGGTACGCCTCGGCACGGACTTGGAGGAATACGTAGCAAAGCGGTTCACCGAAGCTACCGGGAAAAAGGTACGCCGGGAGAACTACACCGTATTCCGGGACGATATGCCCTACGCCCACGCCAACTACGACCGGCTGGTTATTGGGGAACTGGCAGGATTAGAGATCAAGACCACGAATGCGCTCCACTTGAGCAAATTCAAGAACGGTGAGTTCCCGGCGACTTATTACGCGCAGTGCTGCCATTACCTTCTTGTGTCCGGCCTTGATCGCTGGTATCTGGCGGTTCTGGTTCTGGGCATTGACTTCAAGGTATTCGTCATCGAGCGAGACGAGGCAGAGCTGGAAGCCCTGAAAGCGGCGGAGGAAAACTTCTGGGAGAACGTTCAGAGCGAAACACCCCCGGCCATTGACGGCATGGATTCCACCATTGACGCCCTGAACGCAGAGTTCCCGACCAGCGATCCGGACACCGAAATGGACCTGACCGGTTGCGCCGTTGATTTGGTGATCATGGACGAATGCCGCCAGCAGATCAAGGCGCTGGAAGAAAAGAAAGCCGCCGCTCAGGCGCGTATCATGAAGACCATGGGAACCGCCGAGCGGGGCGGATACGGGAGTTACAGCGTCACATGGAAGACGCAGAAACGCTCCACGTTCGATAGAAAGAAGTGGGAGAAAGACCATGGAGAAATCCCACAGGACTATTTCAAATCTTCGGAAAGCAGAACTTTCCGGTTCAAAAAGGAGAATATTTAATGGCAAACATGATTCAGAACGCCACCGCTTCCACGCAGGCGGTAGCAAAAAGCAAGAAACCCAGCAGCATTCAGGACTACATTGAGGTTATGAAGCCCGCCATTCAGGCGGCACTTCCCAGCGTGATGACCCCGGAGCGGTTCAGCCGCATTACCCTGTCTGCACTGAGCGCCAACCCGAAGCTCAAGGAATGCACCCCTCAGTCTTTCCTTGGCGCTATGATGACCGCCGCACAGTTGGGCTTGGAGCCGAATACCCCTCTTGGGCAGGCTTACCTGATTCCCTTCCGCAATCACGGCCAGATGGAGTGCCAATTCCAGCTTGGCTATAAGGGGCTTATTGATCTGGCCTACCGTTCCGGTGAGGTTTCCATCATTCAGGCGCACACCGTATACGAAAACGACGAGTTTGAGTATGCCCTTGGCCTTGACCCGAAGCTGCGGCACGTCCCCGCCAAGAGCAACCGCGGCAAGCCCATTGCCTACTATGCCATGTTCAAGACCAAGGACGGAGGCTACGGATTTCAGGTTATGAGCATCGAGGAAGTTACCGAGCACGCGAGAAAGTTCTCTAAGAGCTTCGGGAATGGCCCGTGGCAGACCAATTTTGACGAGATGGCAAAGAAAACCGTTCTGAAAAAGGTGCTGAAATACGCCCCGCTGAAATCCGACTTTGTGCGCGGTATGGCTCAGGACGGCACCACAAAGACGGATATTTCCTCCGACATGACAGATATCCCGGACATGACTGAGTACATCGACGTTGACCAGGACACCGGCGAGGTGATTTCTCAGGAGGTACCGGAGAATGCTTAACACCATCACCATTGCCGGACGCATGGTGCGAGACCCGGAGCTTCGCAGAACCAATTCCGGCAAGGCTGCTACCAGCTTCACCTTGGCGGTTGACCGGGATTTTAAGAACCAGCAGACCGGCGAGAAAGAAGTGGATTTCCTGGACTGCGCCGCCTTTGGAGCCGCCGGGGAGAACGCCGCCAAGTATTTCCGAAAAGGCCAGATGGCCATAGTAACGGGCAGATTGCAAATCCGGCAGTATACCGACAAGAACGGCCAGAAGCGCCGTCAGGCGGAGATTCTTGTAAACAGCATCTATTTCTGCGGCAGCAAGGAAAGCGGCACTCAGGCCAGCTCTGGGGCTGACAACGGATACAGCACACCGGCGTATCAGGCTCCCGCCCCTGCGGCGAACTTCGCGGAGCTGGATGGAGAGGACGAACAATTGCCGTTCTAGGCCGGAAAAATCAATCTTTCCCTAAAAAGTTCCCTTGGCGGTGGGAGGTGAAACCGCCAACTCCAAAGGAAGGAGCGAAAACGTGACGATTGAATTTACGATTCCCGGCGTTCCGCAGGGGAAGGAGCGCCCCCGCTTCACCCAGAACAGTGCGACATACACCCCAAAGAAAACGAAGGACTATGAAAAGCTGGTGGCATGGGCATACCAGTGCGAAGCCCACGGGGCAAAGTTCACCGGCACTATCCGGGTTGACATTGCGGCAATCTACCCCGTTCCCCATTCGTGGAGCAAGCGCAAGCAGGCCGAAGCGATTGACAATCGGATTCTTCCCATGGTGAAACCCGACTGGGACAACATAGGCAAGATTGTGTGTGACGCTCTGAACGGTATCGCCTACAAGGATGATGCCGCTATCACAGATGCCACAGTCTGCAAGCGGTACGGCACCCGCCCATGCGTGGCGGTTCGCCTCACCGGAAAGGAGGCACCCCGTGACACAGTGTGAGCGTATCCTGCGGCATTTGCAAGACTATGGAAGTATCACCCAGGCCGAGGCGGTTACCGAGTACGGCTGTTACCGTCTGGGTGCAAGGATCTGGGATTTGAAAGCGCAAGGAATCCCCATCCGCTCCGAGCGGGTGACCGGCAAAAACCGGTACGACGAGTCGGTATCCTTTTCCAGATATTCCATCGTAAAAACGGAACGCGAGGATTGACCCATGGATGAAAGAACCCAATTTACATTTTACGCAAGCTTCTTCGATGCGGTTTCCAGAATCAAGAAAAAGGCAGACCGCGCCGACGCTTACGACGCTATTTGCGCCTATGCCCTGCGGGAAGAAGACCCGGACTTTTCCAAAATGTCCGATGCCGCGCAAATCGCGTTTCTGCTCATAAAGCCGAATCTGGATTCCAGCAGAAGGAAAGCAAAGAGCGGGAAAGACGGTGGAAGTAAGAAAGCAAACGGTAAGCAAAACGGAAGCAAACAAGAAGCAAACTGCAAGCAAGAAGAAGGCGAAAGCGAGAAAGAGAAGGAGAAAGAGAGAGAGAAAGAGAACGAATGTTATCCCCCTAACCCCCTTGCAGGGGGAAGCGAAAAGAAAAAGCGATTCACCCCGCCTACGGTGGAGCAGGTGTCGGAGTATTGCCAGGAAAAGGGGTACCGCATTGACCCGGAAGCCTTTGTAGCGTTCTATGCGTCGAAAGGCTGGATGGTTGGCAAAAGCCCCATGAAGGACTGGAAGTCCGCCGTTGTCACCTGGACGAAGAGCGAAAGGCAGAGAATAGGCAACGCAAATACCCGCAGCGGCTATACCAGCGGCGTTGACCGTTTGGCAGAAATGTACAGGGAGGAATTTGGGAATGGATAAACAGGAAGCGTACCAGATTCTCACGCTTTTACAGGCAAATTATCCCGATTCTTTTCGGGGGATGTCCAAAGAGGCGGCAAACGTGAAAGTCAATCTTTGGGCAGATATGTTCTCCGAGGAGCCATTTGAGGCCGTTGCCGCCGCTGCAAAAGCGTACATAGCGACGGATACCGGCGGCTTTATGCCCACCATCGGGAAGCTGAAAGATATGCTACATCGGATGCAGTCGCCCCAGCAGATGACCCAGATGGAGGCATGGGGGCTGGTTGCCGGTGCGCTGAGAAACAGCGTGTACGGCGCAGATGACGAGTTCCGTAAGCTGCCACCGGCGGTACAGCGGACGGTTGGAAGCCCCGCCCAGCTCAAGGAATGGGCGCTGATGGACGCAGAAACGGTGCAGTCAGTGGTTGCATCGAATTTCCAGAGATCGTTCCAAGTGTGCCAGAAGCGGGAGGACGATTACCAGAAGCTCCCCGGAGCGGTAAAGAGCTTTATCGCCGAACTGGCCGGGAAGATGGACTTTGAAATGCTACCGGAAGGCGGTGGAGTATGAAAAACGAAGTAGACAAGGAAAAGGAACGCCCTGGCCAGTACATCGATTCGGAAAGCCCATTTTGCAGGAACTGCACGCGGGACGATTGCCCCACCAACGGGGACGGATGCAAGGCGTGGGAAGCATATTTCATCGATAACTGGAACAAAAACATCATGAAATCAATTGGAAACCACAAAAAACAACGCCAATTTTTCCGGTATGAGCACCCTGATTTGGTGAGAGAGGGGATTGTTATCGAGAATGAATGACTTGGAGCAGATGGCAATCGATCGTCTGAAAGCCGCCTCTGAAATGTCGCTCATGGCGTATCAGCAGCCTTTGGTGATCTGCATTTCAGGCGGCAAAGATTCCGGGGTTATCACCGAGCTTGCGGTGCGCTCCGGTATCCCCTGCGAGTTCCAACACAACCACACCACGGCTGATGCCCCAGAAACGGTGCGGTTTGTCAGAAGTGAGTTCAAGCGGCTAGAGGGAAAAGGATACAAGTGCACCGTGAACATGCCGGTTTACAAGGGGAAGCGGGTATCTATGTGGAGCTTAATTCCTCAAGTGCTCATACCGCCATCCCGGTGGATGCGGTACTGCTGTTCCGTCTTGAAAGAAACAGGTGGCGCAGGGCGGTTTATCTGCACCGGCGTTCGCTGGGCTGAATCTGTATCCAGGAAAAACAACCGTGGAATCTACGAAAAACTGGGTGCAACCAAGGATAAAAATATCATTCTTGCCAACGACAATGACGAAAAGCGAATGCTTTTTGAAAACTGCCGCCTGAAAGCAAAACGAGTTGTAAACCCGATTATCGACTGGACAGACAAGGATGTGTACGGCTTCTTAGAAGATGCGAAAGTCCCGATGAACCCGCTATACGCCGAGGGGCAATGCCGGGTTGGGTGTATCGGATGCCCCCTGGCTGGCAGAAAAGGCCGGGAAACCGAGTTCACCCGGTGGCCGAAGTACAAAAATCTCTATCTGCGTGCGTTCGATAGGATGCTGGAGGAACGCAGACGGCGGAACAAGGAACCGGCTTGGGCTACCGAAGATTGGACTACCGCAGAAGATGTGTTCCGCTGGTGGATGGAGTACGATGTGCTACCGGGGCAGACAAGTATGGAGGATTTTCAGTGAGCAAAGCGAAAATGTACGGCTGTTTCAAGCCGGTGGGGGAATAAAGGAAAACAGAAAGGAAATGGGAAATGAAAAATGAGCTATGCACCAGCTGCAAGTACCGAATTGCCCCGGGTGGATGGGCGGCTTGTGACGGCTGCATTCACGATGAAGGCTTGAAAGATCGGTATGAGCCGATGACCAACGCCGACCGCATCCGGAACATGACGGATGAGGAGCTGGCAAAAATGATAAGGGTAGCGCCGTATATTTGCGTAAAGGCCAAACTGTGTGGAGATATGTCCAGCTGTGAAGAATGCTGCCTTACCTGGCTCCGCTCCCCGGTGGAGGAGACGGAATGAAAGTACTTATTGCCTGCGAGGAATCGCAAACCGTGTGCAAGGCGTTCCGGGCAAAGGCCAGAAGCAAAACTTCCCCCGGCATCGCCGCCGCAATGGCGGAACAGTGGGGATAGACCATTTTCGCGAGGTCACGGAAATGGTTTAACCGCCTCGAAATCGACACTGTTAGGAGAGACCAATGACAAGAAAACGTTTTGTAAAACTGCTGATGTCGAAAGGCGTTAAGAGGAACAATGCAAACAGGATTGCGCAAGAGTTCCGGAAAGGGTCTTTGCCCTATGAATTTGCATGGATAGCTTTGGAGTGGAGATTTTTGGGAGAATGAAAACAAGCGATAAGCCCGGGGTAACCCGGGTGGGAAGGAGATAACGATGGAAGAAACCAAATTGAAGCCATGCCCGTTTTGTGGGGGAACAAAGATTTTTGTTGGAAGTGTTGCGGAAATTGAGCTTATGGACAAATACGATGAAAACTACGACTTATATAACAGCCAGTTTCAGGTTGTTTGTGACTCCATTGCTGGAGGATGCGGGGCTTCAAGTGGCTGCTGTAAGAACAAAGCCGCGGCAATTGAGGCTTGGAACCGGAGGGCTGACAATGGCTAAATTTATCGAGGTACACAAAGGCGACGCCCCGTATCTGTTAAACCTGGACGATATTTCGTCTATCACTGCATTCGGGGGAGAAACGTGTTTTTGGCACCGAGACGGGTACAGCTCCGTCTATGACGATAGCTTTGACACGGTTCGTCTGATGATCGGTGCGGCACAGGGCGGGATTCCGATGGATACGGGAGGGAGCTACTGATGGGCAAGGCGGTGTTAATCAGTATCCGCCCGGAGTGGGTGGAGAAGATTGCCAGAGGTGAAAAGACCGTTGAGGTGCGAAAAACCAGGCCAAAGCTGGACACGCCGTTCAAATGCTACATCTACTGCACGCAAGGCAACGACGCACGCAGACTGCGCGGCTCATGGGGCAAGGTCATTGGGGAGTTTATTTGCGACCGGGTTGAAACCATCAAGGCGGCAACAGAACCGTATGGAATCTACGATGTGGATGATGACTTTGTGGCGCAGACTAGGCTTGTGGACGGTGCTTTGTGGGACTACGGAAAAGGTGCAACACTGTACGGCTGTCACATTTCCAAGTTGCAAATCTACGATACGCCGAAACCGCTGAGCGAATTCAAGGGGTTGCGGAAAACGAAATTTGGATATGCGCCTGTTGAAATCAAACGCCCGCCGCAGAGTTGGTGCTATGTGGAGGAATTGAAATGAGTGATTACATCAGCCGAAAAGCGGCGGTAAAAATTGCCCAAAAGTACGGGCTTGCGAATGGCTCTGCGCTGGGGCGGCACACTGGATTGGCAGATTGCATTGCAATCGAAATTGAGGGGCTTCCCGCCGCCGATGTGGAGCCGGTGCGGCATGGGAACTGGAATATCCGGCTTGCGGACGAATCTACCTTATGCCTGGAATGCTCCATCTGCGGGCGCAAGGTAGACAATATCGACTTGCACAACCTGCTGGAAGCCGGAGAATACGGCGAGGCCTGCCGGAGATACCCATATTGCCATTGCGGCGCAAAAATGGATTTGGAGGAGTAATTATGGATTTATTTATGAAAGCATCAATTTTTGGAGCTGCATTAACGGACGTTTACAAAGATGAGGAAGATTGTGAGCTACCGGCACTCCCAAAGATGGATTTGGGCGGCGATTTCACGGAGGATTTAACCGCTATGCTGTTCGCAATGTGCAGTGTTGCGGGGCGAATTACCCATAACAGTTGGGATATTTTGGAATTTACACACGTTTTGAACACGCTCGCTGTTCAGCACCTCTTGGAGGATAAGGAGGATAAGGGCGATGACGATTGACCGAGCGATTGAAATTCTGAACCCGGAACACCGGGAGCATTATGACGGCATGGACGAGGTGAACGAAGCCTGCCGAATGGGCATGGAGGCGTTGGAGCGGACAAGGTGGATTCCGTGCAGTGAGAGGTTGCCAGATTTGAAACTCCAAAAAGCAGGAATAGGACTGGATTACACTTACAGCGATGTTGTCTATGTTTGGACTACTGGGGGGAAGGCCATGACAGGCATCTGGGATGGCATCACTTGGATTGCTCCATTCCCTTTCTGGGATGCGTGGGATGAGCGGATTACTCACTGGCAGCCTATCTATCCGCCGAAGGAGGTATTACCTTGATAACCTTGCAAAGCAAAATCGACGGATTTCCACAGGAAATCATCGATAAGCCAGAACCAGCCGTGATTCCATTCTCGATCCCTTGTACCGGGAATTTAAGCCTCGAACAAGCCGCTGAAATTTTCAAATATCGGATGGGCGATGAAACAGTCCCAATCTGGGCAAAAGTCCTTGCCATTGAAAAGATTTCAGCCCTTGAAAAGCTGAACTGCATTACAAAAGATGAATTGCAACACGCTATTAGATGGATTTTTGAATATTATCAATTCGAAGTTTAGGAGGTACTTTTGCCCCGACTGCATTTACCACGAATACATTTTCGATGGCACAGTTTTCCGGGGTACGAGGTGCAGATTGGAGGATAACAATGGCACATGACTTTTTGGGAAATGAATTAAGTATCGGAGATGACGTTGTATTTTTGAACTACAACGGAACTTCTGCCAGCTTAGAGCGTGGAAAAATTACAAGAGTATCAGAGCATACAGCAGAAATCAGCGGCAAACGTAGAGCGGAATACAAGATTGTCAAGGTTAATCCTGTGAAACCCACGATGGGCAACACATGGATTCCGTGCAGCGAGCAGAATAAAATCAGGGATCTTAAATACGATGCCCAGGAGCGCGAGAAAGCCGTCGTCCAGCTTCGGAAGAAGTGGCAGGATGCCGAAATGTTCATTTGCACCATGTGCGGTCATTTTGACCACAGTACAGACGGAAATATTGTCTACGGGAACAAGGAGTGTTGTGAGATCGTCGGCTACCCCTATTGTAAGAAGTTCACCCCATGGATTTCCGCGTCTGTTCGGTTGCCGAAGGAACTTGAGCCTGTAAATGTGGTGTGGGTAAATCACAACCCAGCGCCGTACTACCGGTACATGAAGGACGTTCCGCAAAAAGCGACTGCTGTCTATTACAGGGGGGCTTGGTATTGGTGGTCGTGTGTTTGCGAAGATTTGCTTGTAGAGTGCGGCGCGAACGAAACGGATCAGGTGGATGACGATGTTGAAATCACACACTGGCAACCGCTTCCAGAATTGCCGAAGGGGTGACGGAAAGTGGCAGACTGCTTCAATTACCAATGCTTGTGCAGAGGGGCGAATGAGGGAAAGCCTCCCTACAAGTGCGAGTGCGTGGCTTGCCCCAACAGGGTTACAGGATCACATATTATCATGAGCAACCGAACGCTGGTGCAAGAAGAAATTAAATATCTTACGAAAAATGGAGGTATTGGGAATGAGTGAAAGGCAAGAACACCGTCAGCGCCTTAACGCTAGAATTGCTTACGCCGCCGCAATTGAGCGGTGGGCGAGGAATCAGCCGTCACGCATTCGGTTCTTTGCCGTCAGACGCTGGCTGAAAGAGATGCCGAGGAGGGAGGATTTTTATGCGGCTGATTGAGGGGCGATCATTTTACAAAGAGCCGTGGTACGGTAGTTATCATTCGATGATGGACAGATGTTACAGGAAGAAAGCACATAATTACCCCCAGTATGGCGGACGTGGTATTGCTGTTTGCGAAGAATGGCATGATATCGAATTGTTTGAGCAATGGGTAAAAGGCTCAAAATATAAGCCGGGGATGTCGTTGGAACGAATAAATGTCAACGCTGATTATTCTCCTGAAAATTGCACTTGGGCAACAGCAAAGGAACAAGCGAATAACCGGAGAAACACGGTGAGAATCAAGTACATGGGCGAAAACCGCACTGTAGGAGAGTGGGCAGAGGCTTTAGGAATGAGTAGGAGTACAATTTCCAGCCGATATTACCGAGGGCTTCCCATTGAAAAAGTGCTTGCGAAGGAGAATTTGAGATGCCACGCTTAATTGATGCAGAGGAATTGGAACTCCAATTTGATGTTTCCGACGAAGATATTATAGCAAAGGAGATAATCCGGAATGCCCCCACCGTGGATGCCGTCCCCGTGGTAAGGTGCCGGGACTGCATTGAATTTGAGGAAATAGGCAAGTACCTAACCAACAAAGGAGGAACGCCATTTGGGTATTGCTATCATTGGCAATATGAGCAGGGCATGTCCCCAAATGAGGTAGACGGCAATGATTTTTGCAGTTATGGGGAGCGAAAGGTGGATGAAAATGGAAGAACTTAACGGCTACACCCCACCTGCCAGCTTGAATTTAAGCGACTTCCAGGATGCTATCGGAGATGCCGTAGTACAGGCGATTATAAAAATTGGTATCCGGGTGAATCGGGAAGAACTTCTGAAAGCTCTGAAATATGACAGAGACAGGAAAAATAAGGAATTGGAGGTACATGAATAATGGCAGAACAGAATTTCAAATTTGATGATGCGTTACTTATGAAGACTGCACGCGAGATGCTTGCAAAAAAATTGACCGAAACAGTGAAAGAGGTCGCCAAGTCGGGGGAATGGGAGATAACCACCATCGAGCAGGAAGAATCTGACCCGGAAAAGATTCTCCGGAGGATGTTTGCAAAATACGCCTACGGCAACGTTCCGGAGTGGTTCGCTTCTGCGGTATCTGCGACGTCCTATGTGCTGTCTGTGGACAAGGGAAAGGGGATTGAGTGTATTTCCGTCTTGCACACGGCAACGGAACGGGCACCGGCTGAAATTCGGATGACGGCGCAGACAAAGTTGCTTATGATATGCCAAGAAACCGGGATGCTCGACGGGGCTGTGAGATTTCCTGTTCTCTAGGGGAGCAACATGGAGTACAAGGATAGCAGGAAGCATTGCGTTGGGTGTTGGTATTTCTTCGGATATTATGAAGGCAGCCGGTGCTGCAATTACATATTCGTCCACGGGGAAAAGCGGCCTTGCCCGCCTGGGAAGGATTGCACCGAAAGGAGGGCGAAAACGAAAAACAGGAGACGGAATTTAATATTATAGCTTTATCCCTGTATAGTATATATAATATAATTCTATATCTTGTGTGTATGTTGTTATAGTTCTATACAGGGATTTACTAAGAAAAGAAAGGAAAAGCATATGGCAAAACAAAATGCGTATCTTGCCAAGCAGGAGGCTGTTCAGCGGCAGTGCTTCAACGATGGTTGGAAACTCGGAACACAGCAGATGTGCGACTATATTTCCCTGGCCTTGCGAGACCCGGAGACCATGGGCAAGGACACATTTAGCGGCGCAAGAATCCTGAAAGTCCTGAAGAAAACCAGCGAAATCATGCAGTATTTCCGCCCGGCGTTCCTGCCAAACGATGAAGCGGATTGGTATCAAGAACGGCTGGACAAGGCTCTGCGGGAGGCGTACAAGGGCAACGGCGAAACATTCTACCCGTTCCGGGAGAGGTACGATTGCTTGAAAGAGTACGACTATAAGTCTGGGAAATGGAGGGGGTAAAAAATGAATCTATTGCAAGAAACGATGAACGCTTTGAAAGAAAACGGCAAAACTCCTGCGGACGTTCGGTGGGTAGGCAGGGCATCTATCAGCGCAAAATGCAGTTGGGATGACTTTCCAAAACAGGCCGACTTTGAATACAATAACGGCTACGGTTGGCCAGAAATACCTAAAGACCTGGTTGTGGTCGGGGATAACTGGTGGCTGGAAAGAGCTGAATATGATGGTTCTGAATGGTGGGAGTTCAAGACCATCCCGAAAGAGCCAAGATGGGGCGGCCACGCATTCAGCTGTGACCTTGGGATTGGAGCGACTGGCTGATTGAGAATCACACATGAGTGCATAAGAGATTACTATCTGCGGACGGAAAGCCAACGGGGAGCCTTTTATTATAAGATATATTTTATATATTATATATAAATCTTATATCTTGTAGTGTGTATGTGTTATGGTAAAGTATATATTAAATCTACTTAGAAAGTAAAGGAGGAAACGACTTTGGCAGAAGGTGAAAAACTCAAGAAGAAGCCATACCAAGTTCCTGACCTGGAACCGGGGGACAATACCAAGTACATTAACCATTCCATGACTATCATGAAGTGGGACAAGCCGGACATGGACAGCTTGGAGGCGGTACAGAAACGGTGCTTCGACTATTTCAGCCTGTGCGCTGAGAATGATATGAAGCCGACTTTCGCAGGATTCGCTTTGGCGTTCGGTGTAGACAGGATGACTATGTGGAGATGGTGCAATAATCAGCCTAGAAGCAGGGATTTAAGCGACTCTGTGCGTGACACTATCAAAAAAGCGCGGGATTTAATCAACGCTCAGATGGAGGATTTCATGCAAAATGGCAAGATTAACCCCGTTGCCGGAATTTTTTTGATGAAAAACAATATGAACTACACAGACCAGCAGGAAGTGGTCTTAAAGCCGGATAATCCGCTTGGAGAGCGGGCAGACCCGGAGAAGCTGCGGCAGAAGTATCTGGAAGATGTTCGCGGGAGCGGTGCGACTATCATTGACGCGGAGGGTGGAACGGAATGAGAGAAACGACGGAATACGCCATCGAACGAATGTGTACAGAGGTTGCCCAAATCCGGATGCTGATGGAGGGCGGTGCTAGGAAACCCGCCTGCGACTTTTGCAGAGAGTGTGTGAACAAACCGGAAACATTCTCCGTGGTTGCCCATAGCGGGCGGCAAATGACGGTGACTTGGAATTTTTGCCCAGTGTGCGGTCGGAAGCTCGAGCGACTATAACAGCGACTTTGACCCAGCGACTATAGCGACTATGAAAACGCCCCGGAGGTCTTGCGACTTTCGGGGCGACTTTCTGCGACTATGAAACGGGAATTTTCGGCTGCGACTTTGCGACTATGGCTCACGAGCTGGGAGCCTTGCGGGGATTTTCAGCCCTGACGCAAAAGCCTGACGGGAAATCTGATCGGAGCCGGTGCGGCCTGTGTGGCGGTGCTTTTACACTGTAACAGCGGGCAGAACACAAGGGAGAGCAGAAAGCGACCGGACGGGCGAAAAGCTGCGGGGGCACCCTGATATATCCGGCGCAGGAATAGGGGCAACGGCGGGCGCTGAGCGCCCCGCACGCTGCATAAAATGCCGTGCGGCATTGCGTGACGCCCATACGCCCCCATTTTGAGCCGGGAACGATGTTTAATGTTAATTTATATTGCCGAAATAAAAACCGCTTAAAAAGCCGCTGTGAGCCTTGCAGGGCATAGCAAGAGAAAAGCCCCGCCACGTTGGCAGGGCAAACGGACAACGCCGCGCCTGATCTGGACGCGGACAGAAAGAAAAGCCGCCCGGACAATGCCCGGACGGCTTGAAATATTATTTGCTGATCTTCAGCAGCTCCGCCAGCACCAGCAGCGGGAAAAACAGAATTGCAAGGATAATCACGCGCCGGCCTCCTCACAAGTCCAGAACTCGCACCCGTGGGAGGCTGCTAACTCGTAGCAGTCCCAAAAGCCGGGTTCCGCTTTTGCCTGAATTGTTGTTTCAAAATCCACGTTTTCCCCGGTTTTGCTTGCTGTAAAAATGTATGTTTTCATGGTTTTACCTCCTTATGCAAACGTAAATCTACGGGTTTCCGTTGTTTTTGTGTACCGGGCGGCGATTTCCGGCAGGTCTTTTTTTAGGGCGGTCGTGTCCACTCGGCAGCTTGTGACGGCTTTGTAAGTGGCCTTGTGCTCCGCACCCGCCAGGGTGTCAACCCCGGCGGCCTGCATCTGGGCTTTGAGCTGATCTTTCAGGGCCTCCACCATTGCGGCGGCTTCTTCCTGCACGCGGATATACTGGGCTAGCTCGCTCATGATCTGGTTAATGTTCATGCTTACACCTCCTCAAGAATAACGGTTACATTATCGCGGCTGCAAAAGCTGCGGACATCGTAGGCCAGATATTTATATGTCCCGGTGTAAAGCCTGAGACAGAGAGTCCCGAACCGGGAGTCTATTTCCATGCGGTTTCTTTTCGCATAGGTGGAAATCAGGGCGGCCGGCGTAAAGTTCGCGCCATGCTCGACGGTCTCGCAGAAAGAACAAACCCATTTAATGCCGTCGTAGTGTTCCGCGCTGATCTCGTTTGCAATGGCGAGGATCTCGGCCGTGGTGTAACTGGGGTTCTGTTTGTGGATGCGCTGTTCCAAGTTGAGATTGCGCCAAGATTGGCCGCTTTCGTCGGTGTATTGCGTGTCGATGTGTAGTCCAATGGGGTTGATGACCTCTCGCACGGGGTGTTTCAGCGGTGCGCCGGTTCGCTTATTGGTATAGCGCGGCTGGCTGCGGTTCTGCCAAAGGGAGAATTCAAGAAAATAATTCCGGCCGTCTTTGCCGGGGACCGTCTCGCCCATCGTGCACACACGATAATTTCCAACGTCGCTTTTAGTGGTGACCGGGACGCCGCCATTAAAATTGCAGCCGCGCTTTTCTAGTAATAGATAGTTCTTCCTGTTGATAATCATTATAATATTCCTCCTTGTAATTCTGTGGAGGCCGTGCTATAATAGCGGTGCCTCCTTGTGTGGTGCGCTCCCGTTGGTCTTGGTAGGATTGCGGGGGCGCTTTTGTTTTGCTCTTGTTTACATTTACTATTATATAGATATTTTCGTAAATGTCAAGCATTATTTTACAGAAATTCAAGAAAAAATGTAAATTATCAAATCCGGCACTTCCCGCCCCATCACGGGAGAAGCAGCAGCGAAAGCACCGGGGGCGGGGGATATGGCCGTGCTGGTTTGGAGGGGATTAGCCCCATAAATACCCGCGAAATCAAAAAGCCCCCCTTTTCAGAAATTCCGGCAAAAACAAAAAAGGCAGTTCTTATTTGTGCATTATTACAGTTGACAAATAATTGTAAATCTGATATTATACAGAAAACAAGATGTACGGGGGAAGCAGAAATGTACGAGATGAAAAAGGCATGTGTCTATACCAGAGTATCTACAGAGGCTCAGGGAGAGGACGGGAAAGTGTCTTTGCCTGAGCAGGAGCGAATGGCGAAAGCCTGCATTGAAAGCAAGGGCTGGAAATATGTGAAAACCTATGAGGACAACGGGTATACCGGCAGAAACACAAACCGTCCGGGGCTTCAAGAAATGCTTCGGGATATTCGGGCGGGTAAAATCGAAGCTATTGTTATTTTTAAGCTAGATCGGCTTTCCAGAAAGCAACGGGATACTCTAGCGATTGTAGAGGACGATTTGTTGGCAAACGGAGTTGACCTCATAAGCCTGAATGAAACGCTTGATACCACTACCCCGTGGGGACGTGCCATGATTGGCATTCTATCTTCCTTTAATCAGTTGGAGAGCGACAATATCGCCCTAAGAACGACCATGGGGCGGTATGCTACAGCCAGAGAGGGCGGCTATGCCGGGGGGAAGCCTCCACTTGGGTATCGGGCTGAAAACGGGCATCTTGCAGTGGTGCCGGAAGAGGCGGAGATTGTAAAAAAGGTTTTCGAGTTGAGAAACCAGGGCTGTACATTGCAAGGAATCGCAGACAAGCTGAATGAGCTAGGATATCGGAGCAAGAAGGGCAAGGAGTTCAAGCACTCCGCAGTCCAGACGATTCTGGGCAACGAGGATACCTACCGGGGGAATTACCGGTACGGAAAAGAAATGTGTGAGAATACGCACGAAGCAATTCTAAAGGGGTGAGACTGCAAAATGGGGAAAAGAATATCTGATGCCGAACTAAATGAGCGGTATAAAAGTGTTCCACACTTCAATGTAATTGTGCGGGACGGGACAGTAGAGATACCATCCATTTTCATGTTTGAGGGTGGAGAAACGGAGTATTATCCATTTTTACAGGCTTGCCAGAAAATGAATTGCACGGTTCATTTGGTTAATGAGGGCATTACGATTGTGCCTGGCGAAAATGACATGATGCGGCGAGTAAAGGAAATGCTGTGCTTCCAAATGGCAAGGTCGCCGGAAATGGTAACGCAATATCTTAATTATGCCCTGTGCGGAAAGAGAATGACCTGGGATGCAGTTCCCGGGCAGCATGAGCCGATTTTGAAGGAGGAATAATTATGGAAGCTGTATCAACCGCCATGTACACGCTTTTTGCAATCGAAATACTTGCACTTCCTATTTTGCTCATCATCTGGGTTATCCGTAAAATACAAAAGAAGCCTAAAATGAAATGGGTCAAATGGTTCTGGCTTTCTTTTGCTTTATTTTTGATAATCGGAGTGTCAACAAACCCTTCCACATGGTGCGAACATGAATACAAGCTGGTGGAAAGCAAAGAAGCATCCTGCACCGAAAACGGGTACGAGAAGTACCATTGTAATCTTTGCGGTGGCGATAAAAAAGAAACCTTAAAGAAACTCGGGCATTCTATGGAAGATGTTCGGCGGGTAGAGCCCACGGACGATAAGGACGGCGAATATGTCCAGAGGTGTACACGATGCGGATATGAAAAAATAGAAGTACTTCCGATGCTCAGAAAATCAGCTGAGCAGAAAACAGGAAGTTCGACATTGAAGAAAACTGAACCTACCACAGAACCCGCAGATACTTCTGTTGCTTACGGCGATATATACAATGCATACAAAGAGAACGAGCTTTTGGCAAATGATACATACCGATACAACCGATACCGTATTACTGCGACAATCGACGGAATGAGAACCGGCGGGCTTCTGAATCTGACAGGCGGCGCTACACTGACGATGGAAGCCAGAGTCGGTAATACCATCGTTTACTTCTACGCAGAATTTGAGAAAGATCAGGAAGATGCCCTGAAAACAGTCAAAGTGGGAGATACAATTACATTTGAGGGAAAATGCATTGGAAGAGGTGGATTCACTGACTGCGAACTGAAATAAGGAGGTCTGACCTATGTGGGTGTTGCTAATTATTCTGTTCCCCATATTCGTGCTGATAGAGATCATGAAGCATACAAAGTAATAAACCTCCTGCAAGGGCAGGAGGAAAGCCGAAGGGCTGCTTGTGCTGAGATACGCACGGGCAGCCCTTATTTTTGTATCAGGAGGGAATTTATGAAAATCGACGTTTTGGGAGCAGAATATACGCTTACAGTAATTCGGGGAAGCAAAGAGCCAAGGCTTAAGGATTGTGACGGTTTCTGTGATGAAACTACGAAAGAGATGCTGGTCGAAAATTACGAAGACAGCAAGGGAGAACCAAATTGCAAGCAAAACCTTCTGGTCCAGACAAACAAGGTGAAGCGGCATGAGATCATTCACGCATTTCTATTTGAAAGCGGCCTTGCCGAAAATTCCAGTTGGGCACAAAACGAGGAAATGGTGGATTTCTTCGCAATCCAGTTTCCAAAACTGCTGAAAGCATTTGAACAAGCTGACGCTCTGTGAGGTGAGAGTATGGATTATGGGAAATTGTCAACCTCCATTCTGGGGGCTATCGAGAACAGACCGGGTGATATCGGGGCATATGAAGACCTGTTTTCCCTGTGTCAGGCATGGGCTGAGACTGATTTCACGGCGGCGCATCGGGCGAATAAGCATCTGAAATACCTGTGCGCCGAAATAATGGGTAAAGCTCCTACGTCTCAGGTTGAGAGGTTCTACAGCCTTTGGCGGCGGGGGCTATTGTTTGAGGCTCCATATGACTTTGACAGCTATCTCACCTATATGGAGCTGGACAGGCAGGCGAAAAAGCGGTTTTATCAGCCACGGAAGAAGCAGCTAAAGCCCGTGGTGGACGCACTGCAAGCGCTGTGCGGGGATGACAAGCTGGATTTGCTGGCGGTTAGTTTGCCCCCCGGCGTAGGAAAGACCACACTTGCAATCTTCCTGCTGACCTGGATCGCCGGACGAGACCCAAACAACCCGAATCTGACGGGCAGTCACTCCAATTCCTTTGTGCGGGGCGTGTATGACGAATGTCTGCGGCTGTTTGACTCAAAGGGGGAATATCTATGGCATGATGTCTTCCCTGCCGTTCAGGTGTCCAGCACCAACGCAAAGGACTGCCGAATTGACCTTGATAAGCGTCAGCGATTTGAGACGCTGGAATTTACCTCCATAGGAACGGGAAATGCCGGTCTGTACCGGGCGGCAAACCTGCTGTACTGCGACGATCTGGTATCTGGTATTGAGGTCGCGCTATCCAAAGAGCGGCTGGACAAGCTGTGGGAGACTTACACCACCGACCTGCGGCAGCGTAAAATCGGTGACAAATGCAAAGAGCTTCATATTGCTACCCGGTGGAGCGTTCACGATGTGATTGGGCGGCTAGAACGGGAATATGAGAACAATCCCAGGGCGGAATTCATTCGGATTCCTGCCATGAACGAGGACGACGAAAGCAATTTTGATTATGAGTTTGGCGTGGGGTTCTCCACCAAGTTCTACCGGGAACAGCGGGATATTATGGATAGCGTTAGTTGGAAAGCGCTGTATCAGAATCAACCCATTGAACGCGAGGGGCTTGTCTACCATCCTGACGAACTGCGGCGTTTCTTTGAACTGCCCACAGAGGAACCAGATGCCATTGTCGGCGTATGCGATACCAAAGACAAGGGCGCTGACTACGCCTTCCTGCCGGTTGGATATGTATATGGGCAGGACTACTATATTGGGGACTGTATCTGCGACAATGGGCTTCCTGACACAGTTGATGCAAGACTGTCTGAAATTCTGGTGCGGGACAAGGTGAAAATGTGCCGGTTTGAAAGTAACTCCGCTGGTCGCAGGATCGCTGAAAAGATTCAGGGCGAAGTAAAGAAACTGGGCGGAATTACCAATATCACGACGAAGTTCACTACGGCCAATAAAGAGACGAAGATCATCGTCAATTCGGCGTGGGTGAAGGAACACTGCCTGTTTCTGGATGAAAGCAAGTATAAGCGGAACACGGATTACGGCAGGATGATGGATATGCTATGTTCCTACACTGTAGCGGGAAAGAATAAGCACGATGACGTTCCAGACGGAATGGCTATGTTTGCTGAGTTTGCCCAAAGCTTAAACGGGGCGGTTATAGAGGTTTTCAGCAGACCATTTTAGTCACAAAGTAGCCGATGGTTTACGAACGAGAATTAAGTAGACAACCATCCGCCACTGTGGTATAATGGTAAATGAGAAAATAGATTTCCGGAAAAGGGGGTGCGTAATACGGAGAGCAGACGGTTATTCGGGCGTCGGGTGATTTACACCGAAGTTACGGATATAAACGAGGGGAATATCATCGACGTGCTACAAAAGGCACTGTTTACGCACCTGCAAAATCAGGCAGAGATTGATTACCTGTACTGGTATTACAAGGGAGAGCAGCCAATCCTTAACCGTGTAAAGGAAGTCCGCCCGGAAATCAACAACATGGTTGTGGAGAACCGAGCAAATGAGATTGTATCTTTCAAATCGGCCTATCAGGTCGGCGAACCAATCCAGTACGTAAGCCGTGGTGGGGACGAAGACATTTCCTCCGAAGTGCTGAAACTGAATGACTATATGCTGTCCGAAGACAAGCCGGAAAAGGATAAGGAACTTGCCGATTGGCTCTTCACTTGCGGTACCTCTTATCGAATGACTTTGCCGGACGTTCTGGCGGATGCCGAGGAAGACGAGGCTCCTTTTGAGATATTCACCCTTGACCCAAGATACGCATTCGTGGTGTACTCTGTGGGCCTTGGCCATAAACCCATGATGGGTGTACGGTATGTTCTAAAAGAGGACGGAACGCTCGTTTTCTCCTGCTGGACAGAAACCAGGTATTTCGAGGTCTGGAACACATGGGCTGTTATTCGCGCAGAAGACCAGATTTTGGGAATCCCGATTGTGGAGTACCCGGCAAACATGGCTCGTTTAGGGGCGTTTGAAATTGTGATTCCGCTGCTTGACGCAATCAACATGACGGAGAGCAACCGAATTGACGGCGTAGAGCAGTTCGTTCAAGCACTGATGCTGTTCCATAATGTTGACATCAGCAGTGAGGACTACAAGAAACTGCGGGACGAGGGCGCGATCAAATTCAGGGATATTGACGCCACACTGAAAGCGGAGATTCAATATCTGACCTCCGAAATGAACCAGACCCAGACGCAGACCCTTGTGGACAGCATGTATGAAACGGTGCTGACCATCTGCGGAATGCCCAACCGGAACGGAGGGACTTCTACCTCTGACACCGGATCAGCGGTCATCATGCGGGATGGCTGGTCGGCAGCGGAAGCCAGAGCCAAGGACACAGAGCTGGTTTTCAAGAAGTCCGAAAAGGAATTTTTGAAGCTGGTGCTGCGTATCTGCCGGGACATGGGGCATCTGAGCCTGAAACTCTCGGCACTGGAAATCCGGTTCACGCGGCGGAATTATGAGAATATCGCGCAGAAATCAACGGTTCTAACCCAGATGCTTGCTTGCGAGAAGATCGCCCCTGAACTGGCATTTACACATTGCGGGTTATTTTCCGACCCGCAGTTGGCCTACAGAATGAGCATGGATTACATGGCCGAGCAGGAGAAAAAAGCGGCGAAGCTTGCCGCGCAGAACGGAGGGAACGGCGATGGAAGCGGAAACCAAAGTGAGAACCAAACTGACGGCGGAAGCGGTTCGGGCGATTGAGGAAATCATCCGCCGCCGGAATCAGGCGGAAATCAAAGTCGAACAAGGCCAGATCGTGGTCATTGAGATTCGGCGCAAGAAGGTTAACTGACTGTTTGGCAAAGAGCGCCGCACCTTTCGCGGAAGAGCCACACCGAATGGTATAATTTGTGACTGCTCTAGGGAGCAGCGAACAGCCGAAGGGCTTCTGATACCAGAAATGGTATTGGAAGCCCTTCTTTTTTACACTGCGGCATAGCCAAAAGGTAAGGCACATGGTTTTGACCCATGTAATGGAAGTTCGATTCTTTCTGCCGCAACCAGCGGGGGGCTGGACAATTCAAGCACGCCGATAACTGCTGTATGCGCAAGGCAGCCAAAGCGAAGGAGAAGGAACAGCATTGTGTGATAAGTGTACATAAGCGCACGATAGCTCAAAGTAGCTTGCCCCGTCCCGAAAAAACATTCCCTCGGCCACAAGCCGAGTACATGAAGAATAGAAGACTAAAATTTGGCGCGGCAGACAGCGAATGTGGTTCACCTCTCCCCCCACAGAAGGCCGTTCAAATCGGCCTCGCGCTATATATATCGCCGATGGCCTCCCGTCGGCGACGAAACCCGGAAACGGGCAAAGCGGTTCCCCGGCACCGTAAGCCGGGGATATGTGGGTTGTTAGCTCAGTTGGTAGAGCAGCGGACTGTTAATCCGCAGGTCACAGGATCGAAGCCTGTACAGCCCTCCATAACAGCAGCAGGGAAGCTGCTCTATCAAAAACGCAGACGGGAGACAACCCGAAAAAACAGAGATCACGGCGGAGGGAACCGCCTCACCAAACGCAGGAGGAATAATTATGGCAAAAATCGACACAAATCTCATTGAAGGTTATGCGGACATGACCCCGGAACAGAAGCTTGCCGCTTTGGAGGGCTTTGAGTACGAGGACAACACCGCGGAACTGGAAAGGCAGAAAAACGCGCTGTCCAAGGCCAATTCCGAGGCTGCGGAATGGAAGCGTAAGCACAATGCGCTTCTGACTGATGAGCAGAGGAAGCAACAGGAGCAGGCCGAAAAGTGGGAGAACATGGAAAAGGAACTGGCCGGTCTGCGGAAGGAAAAAACCGTTGCCGGTTACAAAGCAAAGCTGGTTGCTCAGGGCTATGATGAAGCCCTTGCGGACGCTACTGCGGCGGCCATGGAATCCGGCGATATGGCTACGGTTTTTGCCAACAACCAGACGTTTTTGGAAAAATACGCCCAAAAAGTCATTGCGGACAAGCTGAAAAGAACGCCCAGAGGCGCGGATGGAAACCCCGGCGGCGCAATGACCAAGGCGGATTTCCTGAAACTCGACACCAAATCCCAAATGGAGTTTATCAAGAACAATCCTGACTGGAAAACAATTTTGAAATGATTATGGAGGTAAAACATTATGGCTACTTATCTTGGCTTTCCGTTTGACCCCGAGCTGTTTAACTACAACTGGGCAAATGCGAAAGACCCCACCCTGACCGCGATGTTTGAGAGCGGCGCTGTCGCCCCGAACGCAGAGCTGGCGAGTTTGATTTCCAACGGCTCTGACTTTTATACGCTGCCGTTCTACAAAGTCATTGGCGGCACTCCTGAGAACTACGATGGCGCAACTGACATCACCCTGACCGACCCCGAAGGCAGCGCTCAGAATGGTATCGTGTTTGGCCGCGCCCACGGCTGGAAGGAGAAGGACTTCATCGTTGATTACAACAGCGGTGCCGACCCCATGCAGCAGATCGTGTCTCAGGTGTCCAAGTA